AAGCTTGGCCTGCTTGGCCTGCAACGCTTCCATCTGAGCGGTGACGGCCTCGGCCATCTTGGCGTGCTTTTCTTCGGTCACAACGTCCTTCGGTGCGGATGCCTTTAGCGCATCGACCTCGGAACGAAGTTCGACAAGGGTCGGGTTGATCTTCTCAACAAGCCCTTTGATTTCTGCAAAATCAGACATTGCGTCCTCCTATGCTTTGCAGTGTTTCAGTGAGTAGCTGTTTGAGTTCGTCAACGTCCCGTTGATCCACCTCAGGAACAGGTGCGGCTACGTCCCGTAGCACTTCATCCCGGCCCTTCCATGCGCCACCCGCCATAGCCTTCGCCACGCGGTTGCTGTAGCCCATATCCTTAAACGCGCGCTCGATTTGGCGCTGCGTAATGTCCTCGGCCTTCATCGCGTAGATGTTTGCCATTTGATTCATCGGGAACGTGACAACGCTAGTTTCCCAGAGGTCCAGCTTGGTCAGCTTCCGCACGCCCTTTTCGGCGTCCATCTCGTATTCTTGAGTGCGGTATCCGATGCTGAGGCCCTCAATCGCCCCCATCTGGATCAGCGCGGCAACCTCTGCGGCCTTGCCTGCACGCTTTGAAACGCGGCCATCCATGCGCAAGCCGATTTCATCCTCGGCCATGCTGTCCCATGCACCGATAGGCTGCGACGGGTCATGCTGCCAAAGCATCTTGGGCTTGCGGCCATTGGCGATGCACTCTTTGAACGCGCCGGGCATAACGACATCGTTGCCGCCGTCCACGTTGCCGAAGACAGAGCCATAGCCGCTGATGTAGAGATAATCGTCGTCTTCCTTGACGGCCTTCACGTCAAGGGTTGCCAGCTTGATCTCAAGCGGCTCACTGCCGTCTTTGCGTGCGAGGGTGCGCAGCATGTAAAACGCTCCATCTAAGGGCTTCGGACGTCTCACGACGGCCTTTGCAAACTCTATAACACGAAACTGCAAAGTTGCAAAGTCTCGCGGTTAGGCACAAAAAAACCGCCCCCGAAGGGACGGCCTTGCCTTGTACTCACCATTTCTTAACTAGCTACGCCACTCCACAACACGACCGCCTTGCTTGGCCCCGCCCCGCCGTGCCATGCCTCGACAGCCTAGCCACGCCCCGTCGCGCCATGCCTCACCTTGACCGCATATCCATGCCGCGCCATGCCCAGCCTGGCCTCACCATGCCCAGACCGCCTTACCTTGACCAGCGCGCCCTATGCGGACTGCGCCACGCTGCCATCTTGCGATGAAGCGATTTCCTCGATTGCCGAAACGTCAATTCCGGCATGTTCAAACGCGCCGCGATACCGGGCAAGCCATCCACGCAATGATGCCGCTCCCTGCCGCCGCAACTCTGCAATTTGAGCCTCATCGCTCGGATCAACAGGTTCATATCCGCCGCCGCCTTTGCGCCCCGCCATTGGTGACACATAGGCCGGATATTCTCGCGTCGTGACGGCCACCACGTTTGACCGGCTTTCCTCCTGCTTTGCGACAATCCGCAAGCCGGACGCCATGCGCCGCGCAAGGGCGATGCGGTGCTGCCGTGCGGCTTCTGCGTCATCTATTCCATAGAATAGATCATACGCCTCATGCTCAGGCTGATCTGCCAGCCAGTCGATAAACTCGGACGGAACAAACATATTCCGCCCGCTTTCCGCAAGGTATCCGTCGATGATACGCTGCCTGTCTTTGCTCTTAAATGCCATATTGACCTCCTGTGTTGATGTTGACCGCCTGGCCGCGCCCCGCCACGCCGAGCCAAGCCCTGACCGCCTTGCCTGACCGAGCCAAACCCGACCGAGCCAAACCTGACCGAGCCAGGACCGCCTTTCCTTGACCGCGAAGGGCGACATTGCCGCCCCCGCCAATTTCATCACGCAGCCCGCCGTGCGCGCTCTTCTTCGAGCAGCGCCATCAATTCCGCCGTCTCGTCGTCCGCCATTTCGGGGTTTTCAAGCGCGTGTTGCTGCACCTCGCGGCCTTCCTGAGTGACCTCATCCCAATAGCCCTGCCAGTCGCCCAGATCGTCGCCAGCAACTGCAAAGGTGCCGTAGCTGCCCCGGCCCTTCTCCTGACGGAAGTCGCCGATGCCGACGATAACCCCGGCGTTCGACAACAGCGACACGATGCTGTGGACTGAAAGCGTCGGCTGCACAAAGGCAATATCGACCTCAGCGCACCAACGTGGCAGGAACGCCCGAGTCCGAACGTCTGGCGTCTTGTTCATGTCAGCAGACCGAACAACGTCCATTTTAAGATACGGTTTGCCCCACATCTTGATTTTTTGCTCCGGCAGGAAGATGAGGCGCTGTACGCTAGTCTTCGTCACGCCCGGTGTTTCCAACGCCGCCGTCGCCATCGCGTTTTTGACGCCAGGCGCGGGGAAGCCCAGCAGTGTCGGCCCACTTGGCAGGCGATACACGCTGTCATAAAATTCGGTTTCGGGATCGTGCTTGAGTTCTTTCCGTTCGGCTGCGGTTTTCTTTGCGCCGCCGATCAGCAATGTGCGCTTTGCCTTTGCGCTCATTGCGTTGAAGTAGAACGGCGTGTTGCCAATCAGCTTGAGAGTTACGCGACCCTGCTTTAGGGCGTCGATATGAAGCGTGCCTGCTTCTGCTTTCTTGATTGCCATTTGTGGCGTCCTTGACTTGTGGACGCAGCACGACTGCGGTTATACAATTTCGCAAGCCGTCCCGCTGCATCGGGTTTCGGTTAGGGCGAGGTTAGGGTTGCCGCCCTACCTTGCCCGAAAAACACTATATCCAAAGAAATATAGTGTAAAGAGAAAAATACTAGAACCCCTTGACCGAATGAACCACGGCGCGGTGGGTGGTGGTGGTACGTTAGTCGTCAAGCCAATCCCACGCCTGCCGCTTCTTAATTCTAGACACCATCGCGGGTGTGATGCCGTACATTTTGGCGATCTCAACGCCGCTAGTACCAAAGGTCAATAACTCGCGTATGCAGCGCACGTCGCTTTCGTTTAGTTTGTTGGTGTTGATTGCAGTTCCGCGCCTTAGCGTTCCGTGCTTCATCTTGTCGGCTTCATTCTCCTTTGGGGTTTTCCAAACAAGGTGCTTTGGATTGACGCACCCCTCATGACCTTTTCCGCAGGTGTGGGCGGCGTGATGCTTTGATGTTGGCGGCTCGCCATTGGCCAAGATGCACATATAACGCGGCGCTGGCATCGTTTTACCGTCAACAGTGACGGTTCCACGACCATGTGATGAAGCCGAAAACGGCCATTTCAAACAATCTTCGCCGCCATACGCGGCATTGGCCTCAAGCCATTTTCGCTTGCGCATGTACCGCTCATGCGTTGCGCCGTAACCCCCGTAAGCCTTGGTTCTAAGATAATGTTTCTGACACATATCCCAAGCCGCGACTTTGCAATTGCAGCCATCAATCTTGCACGACCTATCTGACGGCTTTTTTTGCTCAGGCGGCTTGTGCGCCATCACATCGCCAGCCCTAAGAAGCCTTTGGTAATGCAAAGAGCAAAGGCCCTTCGCACCCTTCTTTCCGACCTCTCTAAGGCAAGTATCAACAGAACATATCTTCATAACGCCTCTCCTTTGGCGTCAATTTATGCTCTATTCATTACAGTTTCAAGGAGTGAACAACACTGCATCTACAGTTGATCGTCGCGGCCCCCGGCTTGCCTGCCTCGCCGGGATACATAATCAACAGATCAGGCCCGCCGATCCACGGCATAGAAAACGGCTCGTCCATCGCCCGCTTTTGGCCGTGCATTGCGAGGTGGTTATATTCGGCATCATCGGCAAAGCGTCGGGTTCTGGCGTCCTCAGTCGCCACCCATTCCTTTTCCAATTCAAGCCCGGTGGACTTAGCTGTTTCGTGCATCGCGTAATTGGCCGCGTTATGCGTCTCGGTGCGACTAATCAACGCGCCTCTGGCCCGTGAGATAGACGGAACCCGCTTGTTGATCGCCTTGGCAATAGCCTCAACGCCTAAGCCCTCGTCCTGCCCCGCCGCGACCTGCCGCACGATCCGCTCGCGCGTTGTCTCGGTCACGCGGGTAATGCGTTTGCGGATTGGCTCTAGGTTGATCCACGCCAGCGCCAATGAGCGAAACAGCGCAGCGCTCCT